AGTTTTGTCAGCTGATCTCTCTGACTTCAAACACCCCATTTGGCTAACCCCGATAAAAACAAGTCCTCCCGCTTTTTATTGAAGTATCGTTCCAAAGATGAAGAACGAAATCGCTTTTCAACCTGGAAAATTCTCTCCAGTCATTGAAGTGTCCCAAAGACAGTCTGGTGTCCCTGCTCCCGCCGATACCTCCTTCGATGGCCTTGAGGAAGTGGCTCTCACCACTCTCCAAGTCGCGACTTCTTCCGCTCGTGGTTCTGGTGCTGTGATTCAGGATTCTGTTCCTCTATCAAAGTTGTCAATGGTTATTGGTTATCTCCTTGCTGCTCGTAACATCGCTGAACAGTTACTCTTCATTGGTGTTTCGACACGGATGAGCACACCGCTTCGCGCTCCAAACGGTAATTTCCTCGAACCGATCGTCCGCGCCTACAATTTTTACGGTCATTTCGAGCATGAGTCCAAGACTTTTGTTACCCGTGGTCTTGAAACTCTTTTTATTCGCTACCTTTTTGGACTTCGTCAATTTGCGACGACCGGTGTTTCCGATGGGTCTGCCCATACTGTCCGAGTTTTGTCAAATCAAAACCACAATTTCTCAGACATAGACCTGGACTTTTACTACCTTTCTGAGGCTGGTGAAATTGCATTCGGAAAACGCTATCCCCTAAAGGAATATCTGATCCATCTCGTCAAATATGCATCCGACTTCGGTGATGTGGATGAACGTATCCCATTACTTCAACGCATTTTGGACGTCACAACTGAAGATGGTTTAAATCAGTTTCTCCGTTACGCCCGTCGACTCCCTGACTGGCAGACGCCCCCCCGCGAATTCACTCCAGATCCTTCCGATAAACACAAGTCTGCGATGAAGGAATTGTTTGGTGCTGCTTACTCAACAGCAGGTCAAAGCATTCCGGTATCCAAGTTTACGGAATCGATAAATCTGGCTTACGCTCTACTTCGTCGTGTGTCTCTTGAGAGGCAATACGGTATGAAAACCGTACAAATACCACGGTACGAAGGCGGCAGTCCATCTCAAATGGCAAGTTACCAAGACGATGTTCTGTTTTCGACAATTCCCTTATCCTTAGCCGATTCAACTGCGGCCGTTGGTTTTACTACGAGTTATGGCTCACTCGCTCGTTATACCTCCGCCCCTGGCTTTGAAAAGGATGAACTAGTTAGAGAGCTAGTGTCACAATCTCTTGTGCTGCGTTAAAAACAGCATATGGCACGGCACTCTCCGCTCCGTCTTACCTACAAGCATGCGAGAGTCCGCTGAAACCTATGATTGAATAGTGTAAAATTCACTGTTTATGAGGGGTTCTCAGTTCAACATCTGAACC